GGGCTTGGGTGATTCCATGGTGCTTCTGAGGAGCGATCAAACTTTAGTTGGGTCCACTAGAATTACACTATACAGAAACGTTAAGAATCATATCAGCCCTGTGATTCTTAATTGTTAGACGAGATTATGTCACAAACAAAAACGCAATTAGTAGCATCGCCCTTGAACCTCAACGGTGCGGATCTTACGTTTCCTAGCTCTCAAGGAAGCACGAATCAGTTTTTAAAAAACGGCAGCACCGCAGGAACACTTGAGTTTGGTAACGTCAATTCTTTCTTAGACGCCCAATTCAACGAAGTGTCTCCCGTGACACTAAGTGCGGCTTCTCATAGTGTCACAGGTTTACCGTCGACAACCTATTATATTCAAATAGTAGTTCGGGATTTTGCCACAAGTGCTGACACCACTCCAGTCTTTCGTATTGGAACTGGCAGTGGATTCGCAACAACTAACTATGAAGGTGCAGCATCCTACAACCCGTCTGGTTCCGCATCTAGTGGCCCCGGCACACAATATACGAAAGGGTTTGGAATCCTGCCGTCAAGCACAGATTCCACCGGCGGATTTAGTGTTTTTGCAGAGTTTATGTTAGTAAGTTCTGACTTCTGGGTTTATAAACACATGGGAGGTTACGACAACAACCTATTTATGATCATGGGCGCAGGTCAAAAAGACTTGGGTGGCACTTTAGACAGAATTCAATTAAACACTACTGATTCAAACACTTTCAGCGGTACTATGAAAGTTCGTTATTGGAGCAACTGACGATGGCTGAAAACGTAATACTCAACGTCTCTACTGGTGAAATTACCACGGAGACTTACGAGCCACCAACCACACCTGCCTCTGTGTTTTGGGAAAGGCTTCGTGCAAAGCGGAACCTGCTGCTTGTAGAGACTGATTATCTTGCAAATACGGACGTCACTATGACCGATGAAATGAGAGATTATCGACAGGCCTTACGTGATTTACCAGCTAATACTTCAGACCCCTCAAACCCCACCTGGCCCACAAAACCGGCTGTTTAGTGAGTCTCCATCCAATTGTGTCCCACCCGGGCCTCACCGGTCATGGGACATTTTAGGTTGAAGTATTCACCGGACTTTCTAAACGAAGCAATTGCCAGGGTCTGGTAAGCCTCCACAAATTGTGGTCTCACGAGTGATTGGATTTCGTCGTGTACGTGTGCGACGAATGCATAATCCTGCCCCCAGCGCAATCCCAACTCCTTGAGGTCATCGTAGAGAATTGTGGTTGCTTTCTTGACAGTAATTGCTCCTGTTGATTGCAGGAGCTGGTTCAGAGCAGAGTGTCTCGATCGGATCTGTAGATGTCGACCATCAATGCCTGTCAGATAACCTCGCTCTGAGATTCTCTCATCGATTTTGTCTTTCAATTGTTTGATAGCTGGTAGGTTTTTGTAGAAGGTGTTGATAGTTTCCTTACCCAAATCAGCCTGTTTCCATTCATTTAAAGTCGGGTCAATCACGCTGCCAACTTTCTTCGAACCAGCGCCATAAAGTAAGGCGTAGATTAGTCGCTTGCTTAAGTCTCTAGTCGCTTTTGAAATATCACCCTGCCCATCAAATATGCCGAACAACTTTGCATTGTGCGTGTGAATATCGAAGCCGTCAGTGCTAACGAGCTTTGCGTATTCACCGTCATCGAAGTGTGCTAACCAAGCACCAAGAGCACGCAGCTCCAGACCGCTGGCATCAGAACCGCACAAAAGCCACCCCACAGGAGCAACGAATAAAGCTCTACATTCTGCCCCATACTGATGACCAACACTCGGAATCTGCGCCATATTGGGACGTCGGTGTGAGCAACGCCCGCTGATACATGCATTAGTTATAACTGTACCGTGGATACGACTATCGTCAAAAACTCGACTATGTGTTAGCCACGCCTCTTTCCCTTCAGCAATCTGGCCAAGCCTTTTGTTGAGCGTTTGATACTCAGCGAGGAGCTTAGCTTCCGGGTATTTCGCACCAAGCTTTTCAAGGACTTCATCGTCCACCTTGACATTACCCTTCTCCGTTTGGGAGAAACTAATTTCAGGGTAACGCTCTCGTAAACGTTGTGCCGTTTGTTGACGCGAACCGGGATTAAATAGAACGACGCGGTCCTTGAGTTTCTTGCCCGTCTTTTCTGAGACACGCTCTTCGACAATTGGCGGAAAAACTTCTTGAAGTTGATCATGAATTTCGGACCGCCTCGCCTTGAGCGTATTGACCAACGCGAACGCAGCTCTTTCATTGAAAGGGAATCCGAAATCCTCCTGCATCGTCATGATAGCGGCGAATTCGTGCTCTAGTTGAAAACATCTTGGGTCTAGGTCTTGCGTTTGGAAGTACTCATACAGAACTTTGGTAACCAATGTGTCTTGTTCGCAGTAGACCTGCATCTCTTCGGACCACCTCTCCCACACGCTCTCCTTTGGCCCGGTCTTTTTCGTCTGCGTCTCAGTGAATTTTATTTTTTCAACGCCGAGACGTTCACCCCACGCGGCTAATGAATGCCTTCCTTTGTATTTACTATCGATGTGAGTGTACTTCTGTGCGTCGACAGTTTCCATTTCTGGAGACAACACACGACTGATAATTAGCGTATCGTGAATGTCACAATTTTCTTTAATTTTAAATGTAGGGTAGACCTTAGCTATCCCTCGCATATCAAAATTAATAAAATTATGGCCAACAATTAGGTCGGCTTGTTCTAACAAACTCAAGCCAAATTGCACTGGCAAATAGTTACCTTCATTAGAACAACTTATGACTTCGTTTGTATCAAGATCTCTTAGGACCAGGCTATGCACACGATCGAGTTCGTGCAAGAGACCGTTAGTCTCAATGTCGCATGCATATCTCAGCATTGGATTCAGAAGTAGCGCTTGTAAAGGGTCCCAATGTTTACGATATAGAGGCCGTCGATGATGTCACTAGCCCTTAAGCGTTCTCGAATATTTTTCATCTCCGTTCGATCACCGAGGCAGATGGCCCTGTTAAGATTCTTCGCTGACTCTACGGGTAGCAGTTGCACTGTGGACCGATCTTCGGTATAGCAAAGCACGTTTCGGTTATCAAAGTCGCAGAATACAAATCCTGATTTCACGGGTCATCCCCCTTGATGATCTGCCGGGATCGCTCGCATCATGAAGATGTCAAGAGCAATGTGCAGAAACAGAGGCACCATCTCGAAAGCTTTGGGAGGCAGTCCCCCGAAAAGTGCATCAAGTTTGTCGTTCAGGTCCGTCCGGTGTAGGTCTTCGAATTCAATTGCGAGCATCCCTGCGACGTTTAAAATAAAATCAGATGGCTCTTCATCTTGGTGCTTGAGCTGCTCCATGAGCTCCCAGAGTTCTGGGTCTCTTTGGATCATCGCTAGTAATTCTTCCACGATGTCATATAGAACACGCCGCAAGTTTACAAGCACTACATTTGTCGTTGGCGATCATCTTTGCAAGATATTTTTACAACCTATCTGCGAATACCGTCCAGGTTATTGGATATGGAACACTGGTTTTGCGATAGGAAAGTCGCGACGGCAACTAAATGATTGGTACTGGAAACGCAATAATAAAAGAAGAAGATCGTTAGATGGGGCGTTCAATGGAAAGGTCGGAATCAAAGCGATCCGACGAGGTTTTATGGAAGTACTTCGCCTCCGTTGGGTCATTGCCCCTGGCGATGTTCTTGTTATTGATAGCACTTCTGGTAATCCAGCTAAACAATTCAATGCGTTCAGCTGGTGGCGAAGATACCATCCCGAATGGACGGTTAACGAAGATGCGAAGGAGTTCTTCTGGCACAGACCTCCTTATCCGGATGACGCGATCCGAGATCACTTCAAAATAATGCCGATCACTCCTCAGAAGGTTCTAGAGAACACGGCGGATCAGCGATACTTTGACTGCTTTCTAGTTCGTCAAGCTGATTTAGGTAAACCTGGATCCAGTCACCGAATAACTGATCTATTAGACCAGGTTCGAGCCAGTGAACAATCGCCTTGATTGCTGCTGTCAACGCCTGATTATTTTCAGGCTCACGCTCCTCGATCATTTTGAGGATTGTCATCTCCAGCCATAAGTTCGGGTTCTTGACTGGATCAACGTATTTCATTCAATGCCTATAACAATGCACCTAAGTTTACCGTCGCTATCCCTCACTTCGTAGACTGGAAACTCTCCGTCTCCAACTTCAGTGTCGAACGAAGAGTAGAGATTGCACTTTGGAAACTTGACCTTACCGGGCCTGTTACTTTTGACAAGACACGGATCAACAATAGAGAGCGTACCGGAATCACTGCAGACCGTGCCTATAATTTTCGGCTGTGTTTTTGATAACACGGTCCATGCAGAACAAAGTTAATACATCTATTATACATCTGGGGCCGAAGAAGAACAGCGTCAGGCCCTGGGGAGGTGTGATTTTTGCTGTTTCTCACACCTGGAAACTGATCAAC